TTTAGAGAGCTTTATATTACGCAAAGCCTCCGCGGTCATCCTGTTAACCGCCTGTAGTGCCTCCTTTGCTTGAAAGTCAGCGTCGGCGTTGTCATCCGCCACACTCTTAGAGCTTTTTATAGCATTGGTTAGGTCTACGATAGCGTTATATACTTTGTCCAGGGTTACGTCCTCTAGGTCAGCCCCGCCACCTGTAGTATCTGCCGTAGGAGGTGTATAGGTTTCGTTAGGTGGAGTAGTACCGTTAGCGTCGTCCGCTGTTTGGTCGGTAGTTACGTCGTTCGGTACGTCATGTTTACCCATGATATAGGTAACATAGTGGACGTCCTCGCCGTCCTTAGCGTTAGCGTCTAGTATATTAGTTTCCATATACGACTTTACGCCCTTGCCCATACCCAAAGCCTCGGGGTTAGCTGGCACCGTTACAAATGAGAACTCTAGGAGCTCTTGCTTTTCGATAATGGTGCGGTTAGCTGGGTTACGTTGCAACACTCTAAACCCTACACTTACGGCGTTAATAAAGCCGTCATCGTAGAGGTTACGTACTTGCTGGGCTTTCGGATTCGCTGCCATGCTAGCGAACTCTCCAGTAGCTATAACCTTACCACCCTCGATACTTAGCCCCGTACACTTACCTACTGGCAAGTCTCGGTAGTTATGCCCTCGGAGGACGACGGGGTTTTTCATGTAGTTCTCAAAGTCCCACCCATTAAGGGCAATAATTTCGCCGTCACGGTCGACGACTTCCGACGTAATAACGGTCTTAAAAGTACCGCTATCCTTGTCAGCCTTGAAGTCCCACCCCGCGAGCTTAGCCCCTATTTGTTTGCTAAGCATTTCTATAAGTTTTTCGTTCATGCTGGAGTAAAAATATGATAAAGAGACCCCGAAAAGGGCTAGTAACTACTAGTAGTATTGGTTAGCTCTGCCTCGATTGCCTCCGCGTCGCTCATAGAATAGAACCCCTTAAACTTAATAGTTTGCTTGACTACCTCGTTATTCGACCAGTTAGGCGACCAGTCTATAAGTTTCACCCTTGCCAAGTCTATATTAAGTTTTGGATTTTCGCTACTACCGATAGTGGTAGCGGTGTCCTCCACCGTAATACGCAAAGCCTTAGGGGTATCTCCAAAAGATACGTCCTTGTAGGTTGCTGTACTATCTAGGATTGCCTCTATATTACCCTCGATAGTAAACAATGTGTTGTATATGTCCGCTGGTTCGACGCTACCCACTACGTAGTCCATTTCTAGGTTCTTACTTATCGTAAGCTCTAGGGACTTAATAGCCAAAGCACTAGCAGCACCTAGACCCGATAGGTCAGTAGCGAGCTTAATAGCTCCATGCTTACCAAGCAAGCCGTAGTCAGTAGAATAACTTACCGTATGCGTCGTAGTAGTGCCAAGTTTACCCTTAAAACTAGCGGAAAACGTAAGCTCTCCAGCGTTGTCGATAGATAGCGTAAGGCTCTCTATCATACATAGAGCGTGGCGTAGCTGCAAGTCGGGGTCTTTTACTCCGATTGTTAAACTCTTGTGTTGGTTAGAAGTACCAAGGAGCGAGAACGTATGCACGTAAGCCCCACCGCTAGCGGCGGTATTTACCGAACCAAGGAGCGAGTAGAGGAGATAACCCAGGGCATTAACGTAAGCCCTACCCTCTATTGCACCCTCTGCCCATTTCTTGACAATATCGGACGTAATAGCGTCCACTATATGCCCTCTACTGTTTTCATCCATGACGCTTTCGCTTTTGTCCTGGACGGTAAGGGTCATTTTAGGTTGCCAGTAGCTAGCAGCTACCGCGGTCCCTCTCGTGCTCTCTACACCGTAGGAGACATTAACGAGTTTACCTATATACTTAGACATGAATTTATAGGAAAAATAAAAGCGTTACATATATTGTAACGCTCTTATTCACCCGTGCAAGTACTTATTTCGCACTCTCGCCAGTTTGGCGTACCCCTACGCATGCTAGTACTTTCGTCCTCCACCTTACCCGCGTGCGTTCGCTCTCTATGTAAAAGCGTTTTTTTAACTGGGACTTGGTAAACTTGCCCGAGATAAGAGCAAGGAGAAAATCACGCTCCATACGCTTAAGATTCTCGAACCTATCGGGGTCGATATAGGTCGGTATTTTCTTAGCCATTTTTGACAACGTCGGCTAAAATCTTAGTAAGCACGCCATAGCCTACGTCCTTAAGGATAATATGTACGCCGTTCTTAATGAGTAGCTCACCCGATACGAGCGTATGGAAATCCTTACCCGTTAGACTTACGCGGATAGTATCCTTAGCCTTGGCACGTAGTACAAGCGGTACGATTCTCGCCCGTACTCGTTGCGGCATTCGCTTAGGCTTTGGCTTCACGTATTGCTCTACGACGTAGCCAGGCTCTAGGCTTGCTAGGTGCTGCTTGACTATCTCGCGGGCTTCACGTCTCCCCGCTTGCTTGGCTTTTTGTAGTTCTTTGTGGTTCATATTATTAAGAAAATGTTAAAAACTTGTTAAATACTAATATATACCCACGTCGTCCCCGTCCTCCTCTTCTTGTTTCTTGCGTTCTTTTGCCTCCTTTTTGTCCATTCTTTCCTGTTCCTCATCCGTTACGTACATATCGGGCTCCGCGGTAAGACCTCCCAAGAGCTCCATAGCTCCGTATCTAGCGGCGTCTATGGCATGGTTAAACTTGTCTATAGGCTTATTTAGCGGGTTGCCGTGCTTATCTACTGCCCGTTTGTACTTCCTAAACTCCCCTATAGTTCACTTACTCCTCGCGGTAATATACATTTTGTAACGCTGGAGTATGGATATACCGTACATGATACTATCGGTGCCCTTACTTACTGGTCTTATGTCCCGCTCTAGGTTCTCTAGCTCCGCTATACTCTTTGGCTCGCTGCTGTCCCCGATAATAGTAGCCTGGCTCTTGCTTATTCACGCCTCCACCATACGCCCGTCTATACTCGGGTCCTTATTCATCTTACGCCCCGCACCGTCGTATATATCTACGTTAGTTAGCCCTCTCTCGTATATCTCCTCGTCCAGGATAAGGCACCCGTTCCATAGGTATAGCCCCAGTAGAGCCGTCGGGTCGTTGGTGTATCACCAGTCCAGCCCATGCCCTACGTACTTAGCCTCCGCGGGTAGCTCTGCTATAACCTCCCAGTTGTTAAACACCATACCCGTAACCTTTCAGTAGCCACCCTCGCCGTATACCGTCCATAGCTGCGGGTCTATGTTCTTTATGTTCTCTATCTCGGCTATCTCCTCCCTTGTTAAAAAAGGGTTATCCTTGTATGTGCTCACTATTACCTCTACGTCCTGTTTCTGTATTGCCCTCTTAATCTCTAGCTCGGTGTTTATGTATACGTCGGGGTCGTCGGGGTTAAAATCTATAAGGGCTATATGAGTGGTACGGATAATAAGCTGGAAAAACTCCGTTTTATAGTCTACCTCGTTCGCCTCGTTTATGTATAGTATAGCTCTCTTACCCCCCTTAAGTTTGTGTTGGTCGTCCGCTCCGATAAACTCCACCATGCGACCGCCATATAAGTACGTACGGTCGGTCTTATTCTCGATAATAAGGTGGTCTACTTCACCCTCGGCGAGTATCTCCTTAAAATCACGCATTACCGTACCCTTAAGCGTAGTAGCATACTTACGGCATACAGTACAAACACCCCTAGGAATCTTACGCCCTCATATTGTCCCACTCATTAACCGCGTCGCTATCATTTGCATGACGCTATAGGTTTTACTCGACCTAGTACCGCCTCTTAGTATTACTATCTTAATCATGGGGTTACTTATTGCCCTCCACGTCCTGGCATATACTGGGGTCGCCTCTATTTGTAGTTTCATGTCCTCCAAGAAATAAAACTACACCGTGTCGGGCACTCTTATAGTTACCTCTACCTCTGTAATGCCCGTATCCTCTGTACTCTCCCCCTCGTCTAGTCCCTGGTTAAATCTCGGGCTATTAAGTGCTCGCTCCTTGGTAAATTTACGCTCATAGACCCAAGCCCAGCGTTGCCGTTTCGGGTCTATGGATAGCTTAGCAAGTAGTCCTAGTTTCTCTAGGCGCAGCTTTGCTTTTATCATCCGCCAAAAACGCTCTATTACTATAGCGTTTCCCGCGGTAATGTCGGTAAGGTCCTCCAGCGAGTTACTTAGTGCTTTGGCTTTGTAACGCTCGTATGAGCGTAAACTAATCATATATTGGCTTTTGTTTTGTAGCTTAAGCCTGTAGTTTACCTCGTCCACCATATCCTCGTCGGTTCGTGCTATTACTACGCCTGGACTGTCTACTATTTGCTCCGCTATAGTAATTCGCTCCTCGTTAATTACCACGGGTCTACCTGGTTTACCTCCCTCCACGGTAGCCTCGTTATCCATGCTATAGTCACATACGGAATAAAAATAGCATGACAAGTAATAGCCATAGTACAGTACATAACTTATTTAACCTATCCCGAAAACTCGCCCAAGAATACCTATACTTAAGCTGCTCGGTATACTTGGTATACACTTCGATAAGCTCCTTAGTTTCTCCCTTGGTAAGAGGGTGGAAAACCTCCGCGTCCAGTAGATACATAGGCTTAGGCAGCTTAATAATATGCTTACCTTGGAGCTCTAAGCCCTTGCCGTCGTATCTGTCATCGGTAAATATGGTATATAACTCCTCCATGTCCTGGTGCGTAACCGTAAGCTCTCCCTCTACCTCTAGCTCGGTCTTAGCATGGACCCTCTCCATGTCTCGGTATGCTGCTTTATTTGTTGTATACATTTGTCAATAATAACAAAGTAAAAAATAGTATATAGCCCAATAGTATAGCTAGGCAGCTTCGTAAAAGTGACACTCCAGGAACCCGTCTACTATTCTTAGCTCTACCCTCCCCTCTAGTGCGTCTAGTATGTCCTCCTTGTCTCCTCATAATTCTATATACCTATTATATAAAGCGTCCATAATCGGGGTAATTAACTCTACGCCCTGGTTATGCTTGTGCATGTTATTAACGTCCCGCCCGTATGTTTGGAGCATGCAATACACGGTCATAAAATTAGTACCGCATGACAATATAGCTAGCACGTCCTCACTATCTAGCTCCTTGGGTTTCTTGCCTCGCACTTCACTTAGTACGGTACTAAGTATTTTTTTACTCGGTACCGTCATTTTTAGGCTTAGCCTTTTGGGTAAAATCCGCCTTAGGTTGTTTTGTTTCCTCATCCTCCCAAAAATGTACGTAGTCCTCACCGCTATAGAGTTCCATACCGTCGGGTAATTTGTCCCGACCGATAACATCTAGCACGGTCTCTATAAATACATCCTTGCCCTTAAGTTGGTTATTAAGGTGGCTAATAAGTGCTATATTACGCTCGTTACCCATGATAACGCCCATAAGCTGCAATTGTAGGAAATTCTTAGCCTCCACCAGTCTAAGGAACATAGCAACGAGCTTATCTTTGTCCATTGCCATAAGTTCCTCCTCCTCGGGCTCCTTAATTTCCGACGTAACGACTGGCTCTTTTTTTTCCTCCTCTCCCATGAGTAATATATACAAAAAATAAAAACGATAATTATAGCGGTGCTCTTATTAACTCTAATAGCTCCGTTACTTTGTCCAATACTTTAAGGTTACGCTCGCCTAGTTTGTTTTGTTCTCCTGTCGTTTTCATCTTAAGCGGGCTAAAATACTCCGCTTGCTGTCTTGCTTGTGCGTACTGTAGTGCTAGCTCCTCGTCCTTTACGGCGTTTAACATGGTTAAAATTTCGTTTAGGCTTTTACCTTTTGGCATGATTCGCAACAAATAAAAAAACTACACCCCTCTTATAGGAATATGTCGGGCTCTTGCAACGCCAAGTTGTCACTTTCGCCCTCTATATCCTCCTCGGTGTAGTCTTCTTGGTCCGCCTCTGTTGTATAGACGTGGTCGTAGGTTCTTATCCAATCTATTACCGCGTCCAGCGTGCTATAGTCTATACTCGGTAGTTTGCTCTCTATACCCATAGCAATATCGAACGTCCTAGCCTCCTCTATTCAGCTCGTACGCTCTCTTATATACTGGATACACCCATGCAAGGCTTTGTTTTGCATACCGCCATAGAGATAAAAACAATATCGGTATATTGTTTTACCGTAACGGGTCAAGCCTATTATTGTATTTGTGCTTGTTTTTTATCCGTTTCGTGGTCTTCTATGATACTGCCGCACTCCTCGCAATGGTGTATATATTTCTCGGGGTGCTTAATGCGGTCTATTGCGTCCTGTAGCTTGGTACTATCCATAACGATAACGCATAGCTTGACGTTACCCGTCACTATATTAGTAACCAGGTTACCAGGCAATCCAAAGGTTACCTTAGTACCCTCCTTTATTGCCTTGGCTTCTACCATGTCCCGCCCTACTTGTACGTCGTCGTCCATAGCTGCAAGTAGTTGTGATATGCTTATAGGTGTGCTCATGCTACGAAATGCTAGAAAATAAAAAGTAGCATATAGCTACGTCCTGGAAGAATCCAAGGACGAGGGCTATAAATGTTATAAAAGGCTTAGCCTCCATACTTACGAGGAGGTTTGCTACTAGTGCCGTTACCATGGGTATAGAAAAAACTAAAATATACTACTACCCGTTCTAGGGTCGTCTTGTACTCCTACGTACTTTATATAGCCGCACTTTACACACTTGCCTAGCACCTCGTTGTCGTCGCACATACAAAATTTATCCTGTATAACTTCCATATCCTTTTCGCTAGGGTGTCCAGCACATCTACCGTCGGCGGTCCTATTGTCGCACCCCTCCGAGGTAATATACTCGTAACCTTTCGCCTTTTCCGCTCATAACTCCATACATAAGTCCGCGAAATCTTTACAATTAAGGTTTCTAGCGAATCTATCACGTGCCTTAGTTGTCTTAAAGCTCGCCGCATGATTAAGTAGACCGTTTATACTTGCACATAAGTGCTTGCTTATTGTAACCATGCCTATTTTTTACGAGTAAAATAACCTATACTTAGGAATACTTGACGCTCCAGCCCGCTACTTTTATATCGTCTATACGTGCCGTGCTCCTTAATCGTTGCTACGCTGGTCTCCAAAACCTCCCCCGTCTCCTTAATCCTCACCACTACCTTATCGTCATCCGTAAGGACCTGGTGTATTAACGTGTCGTTAAATCCGAAACTATCCAGCTCCCTATAGTGGTGGTCGCTCATATACTTAAGCACCCTATAGACTACTCCTTTTTTCGTCTCTACGATTCTCCCTATGCAGCGGTTAGGCTTTTGCCTGTCATGCGGTAGCCATAGGTCCACCCTGTAGAATTTCTTACGCCTGGAAAAGATAACCTTATTACCGTCGGTGTCGTGGTACGTACGGAAACGCTTAATACGTTCGTCCAAGGTTAGGTTAATCATGTCCTCGGGTCTTAGCGTACCCTCGACAATACCCATTTTATAGAGATTATTCGGAGATAGTGGCTTAATGTCTCACTCTGGAAACACGGGGCGAGTTACTATACTCATCTCTGTAAGCTCGCCTACCTCGTTAAATCCTGGCTCTATTTTACTATCGGACCATACACTTAGTACGGCTTTGCCAACTTTACCGAGCCCGTGGTTAACTGTTACACTCATCGTATACGGGTATAGAGCTAAAAGACTTGGCTACTATCTCCCTGGCTAGCTCACCACTAAGGCGGTAGCGTTTCTTTTCGATACCACCCACGTAAATAAGCAACGCGTTAGCCTCTATATAGGCTCTATTATTACGGATATAGTTATAAACCGTATCCGTAGGAACGCTAGCGAGTGCCGCTACTTCCGCCACCTTGTACGTCGCCAAGGGGTCTATTTTTTCGATAATCTCTTGCATACTATAGGTATCATGTAAAAAACTCTACGTAGTATTTCTTATCCTGGGTACTTTCACTAGGCACCATTACCCGTGTAGGTTTTCTTTTGCCTGGTTCTGTACGTCTAAGGCGTACGCGAGTAGCCGTACAATTGAACCACCCCGCCGCGGTTTGCATAACCTTAGACACCTCTATACTACACTTAGGCGTAAGCTGGACAATAAGTACTAGGTATAGGTTGCCCTCCTTAATATCCGCGGTAATCATGCAGTGCATAGTATCACCGAGGTGCCAAAATGTAGAAGAAAAAAAGCCAATCCACCCATTATATAGGGAGGTAAAGCTATTAGCTGGTAGCGTCACCTCTTGTATAGGTGCTTTCTCTGCCTTAGGTTGTAGTTTCTTTTTCATGCGGTGCGTTAGTAGATAAAATACAGTATGATTTTTTAGAGTATGGATATAGGACTATTTGGTTATTGGTAAATTTCATATTGGATTTTAACCGCTTATATTCCCTATGACATAATACGATTTTATGCCCTTTTAGCAAGTTATCACCGATACGCTCGTGGGGTATTGGCATTCGGTGCGGTGCTGGTGGTCCCTCGTGGATAGGTATATTACCCCGCGTGTAGTCCATAGGTTCGTACTCCTTAAGAGACCTAAAAACCTCCCTCGGTATGAATACCTCTATATTTGCTTGCATTCATTCACTTATTAAGCTAGCAAGGTATAACTTAGAACCCTCTCCGCGTTTTATAGAGCATACTATACCCGTGGCGTCTTTATATTCACCGTCGGTAACCATAATAACGTCGCCCAGGCGTAGACCTCTACGCCTTGTTTTTTGATTCATCCAGTTTATTGTAGATAAAAGCCACCCGCTCCTCCATTTTTAACTCGTAGTACTCCTCGAATTTCATAGCCCCGTTAATTTCCGCGTTGGCTTTCCATGATAGATACAATGCCTTGCGTAAGTTCTCGCTCGGGGTACCTTTTCCAGTTGCCGCCATTTGCTTTTTCAGCTTTTCGCCCACCTGTCTAGGTATCTCGTTAATGGTATCCTCGCCGACTATGACGTAGACCATTTTATTGCGGTATTGCAATACCTCGGCTATCTCGTCCCCGCTCATCTCCTGGGTAAGAAACTGGATTTTTATAGAGCCGTCTACTAGTGTCTCTATTTTTCACATCTGCCCCAAAAAGGTAACTATAGTATTATTGGTTTCGGTCATCCTAGATTTTTTAAGTAGTTAAAAGTAATACGCTCCCCCGCCCTAAGGCGTTCCTTAATCTCCCCGTAGTGGTGTGCTCTAAGCCTGTCGACGGTACCGTGGAGCTCCATAGTCGACACCATGATTATATTATTAGGGTCGTACTTGTACTCGGGATATAGTCACTTAGGCAGCACGTGCGGAAAACAATAGCTTAATGGTTCGGGTATTTCCTTGCCCGTCACCTCACAACGTCCGCCCCTGGTGATTCGTATATAGTTAAATAGCTCTACTTGGTTCTTAAATTTTGGCATACTCGTAGAGCTATAAAAAATTGTCTCTTATATTACGTATAGCCATGTCGATACCGCGGTTAAAACCGTGCTCGTTATCGTCTCTAGGGGTGCGGTACTTCTCGCCACGTATGTAGTTTACGATACTCTCCACCACTTCCCTGGCGTCCTCGTTGCGTTGCTCCTTAGCCCTCTCCTCTTTTTGCCGTTGTTTTCGGTCTTTATATGTCAGCATGATAGCATTAACGAGATAAAGGACGCACTACATAGATTAACTTACCCAATATATTACTAGTGTACTGGTAGACTATCGGGTGGCTTGGTGACGTATACCCTATCTGTATTTTGTCCTTGTCTTTTGCGTATGGACAATTAAGGAAATCTTTAACGTACCTAAGATTAACGCCGTATAGTTCGTCGTCGGTTTCGGGCAATTTTTCGTCTCGGTCTATCTTTACTAGGTAGTTATCCTCCATACTGTTATCGGTAACTATACCACGCTCGTAGACTGTAGCGTATAGGTCCTTAGGATTGCGGCACGCTGCAAATAGTTGTCTTACCTTGCTAGCCAATAGCTTGGAGTTATACGAGTACTCTTTTACGTATGTCCTTGGTACTACTTTCTCGTTATCTCGGTCGGGAAACTTGCCTTGGATAAGCATAGTAGTAAGTTCCTTACCGTCGCACTCGAACGTAGCAAGGCAACCGCTTTCGGACACTTCTATAAATACGGTATTGTCATTAGTACATGACTTAAGAAAGTCTAGTAGTATGCTCGCGTATGGTACTTTTACTATGATATTAAGCGGGTAACTCTTTGGGTTACTACCTCATTCACAAGAGAACGACGCGAGCCTAAAATTATCGGCACCCGTAACGGTAAGGTTTATATTTTTGTCTATCACTATATTAACTCCCGTAAGTACTGGGATAAAACTCTTAGCCATTACCGCAAAAGTTGTATTTTCTAGCCCCATGATTAAGGCTTGCCTATTAACTCGGTGCTTAGTCGACGTACTACTATCTATAGTAGGCGTCGATACGTAGTCGCTAGTAGGTAATACCTCTATAGTAGCCTGTATTCCAGTAGTCAAGGTTACTATAAGTTTTTGCCTTTCGTCGTCCTGTATCACCTGTTTTATACCTATTTTAACCAGGTTACCGAACGTAGGAGCGTATACACAAGCGTCTATATCGTTATCACCTACCACGGGTAGCCCGTGTTTTTCTTTATAGTATACTTCCATATCGGTAGCACTTATGTACCCGTCCTTAATACAAAACGTCCTAAGAATCGGCAAAAAAGAGCTCTTATGTACGCATTTTTTTAGTGTTTTTATGTCCATCTCCCGAAAATTACAAAAAATAAATAGCTGTTAAATCCTCTCTGCTACTGGGTAATTTCTTATTTGTTTTTCTACTGCCTTAGTACACTCAAAAAATAAAGATACTCTCTCGTCGGTAATAACTATCTTTTTATGCGTTTCTAAAATCCTTACTTCTTTTTTTGTTTCATCAAGTCATTTTTCCGCTATTCAAGACAACCCTATTCACTCCTTAGTCCATCGTCTCCATAACATTCTAGCATCTTCTAAAATAATACTACCTTTTTTATCGTCAATAAGTTTTCCAGCTCGTACGCCAGCATCGTATCCTCTTACAAGGACATACTTACCGATAAAAGGGTTATTAGTCACCGTAGGTACGTTAACCACCTCGTCATCTTCCGTATTATTACCTAGTAATTCGGTAATAAGTAACAATAATAGTTTTTTATTCATGAGAAAAAAAGAAAAATATAAAAATATAATCACTACAAAACTTTATAGCCGTTGCCGTTGCCGTTGCCGTTGCCGTTGCCGTAGCCGTCGCCGTAGCCGTCGCCGTAGCCGTAGCCGTTGCCGTTGCCGTTGCCGTAGCCGTTGCCGTTGCCGTTGCCGTTGCCGTTGCCGTAGCCGTCGCCGTAGCCGTTGCCGTCGCCGTTGCCGTGGCCGTGGCCGTTGCCGTCGCCGTTGCCGTTGCCGTTGCCGTAGCCGTTGCCGTTGCCGTTCTTGAAATCGTCAAGCATATTATGAACGTAAAAAATAAAAATACTACTTAATCTCCAGCCTTATAGCGTTCACTAGTTCCGCTCCTGGGACCTCCTCGCCCGCTTTTAGGGCGTCCTTTACCATAGCGTTGTCTATGTCCTGGTTAAATACATGCTCTACGCCCTCCTTAGGATTCTCCGCGGTTATTGCTTTCCATTTCTCTATCTCCTCATAGGATAGGTTACTGGTCTTAGTAATGATACTACAAACGTAGTACTCCTTAGGTATCTTAGTAGCGTCCTTAATGTCCAGGGCTGCGGGGTTCTTTTTCAGCTTAAGCAAGTGCTCGCCCGTGTCGAGCTCTACTACTCCTTGCATGTCCATGACACGCTTAAGGTAACGCTCTAGCGACGCTATACGATTCGTCTTAATCTTTTTAACCGCCTGGAGGTGCTTAATCTTAGCGTCGATAGCCGAAATGTCGCCCGATAAATGAAAAATGTAGTCTATTAAGTTGTTCATTTTGCCCTCCATTCTCTCCATAAGGTCGTCCATTGCAGCCCCAAGGTCGAAAGATTCTACCCCGTCGGCTCTCTCCGCGTCCTCTATAGCCGCCTCCTCGGCTCTATCCATGAGGTTAACGAGTTCCATACTTAAAGCCCGTAGGCTAGTTTTTTCAGTCATAAGAAAAAAGAAATGATAAAAGTTGTGATATTTTCCTAAGCGGTGGCTCCAAGATAGGAGCCAAAGCCTCCAGTAGTTGGCGGTTAAGAATTTTATACCTAAAAGATAACTCCATACGCTGCCCTCGTTGTGTATCTCCTATCCTAAATAGGTCGATAATCTCTATAGCGGTAACTAGCTTATAGTATTTATTTGTAAATTGCATGTTTGTACTACCAAAGTAAACCACTCGCTCCTACTGCTGCTATACCCATACCACCGTACACAAATAAGGCAACGCCTAGTATTATAGTTACGACGACCAGGTAAAATATACCCTCTATCCACTCCCGAGCGTTCACTATACGCATAGCTCTACGCTGGATTTTCTCCTTGTACTCCCTACGAGCTCTATAGTACTCGTGTGTATATTGTTCTAGCATTTAACCTCGTAAGTAGATAAAATAGCCCTCTCTTGGGCGGTGATTGTCCCCGACACGTCCTTTACTATAAGCGTTCGTATGTCATCGTAGACGCTGGACTTGCGTTTGCTCTCGTTAATCCTTTTTTGTACGTATGGGCTAGGTGATTGCATGGGCTTAGGTTCGATAGATAAAGTAATAGGCTCCTCCACTACACTACCTCCCGTGGCATTTTCTCCGCTGGAGGTGGTGGAGGTGTCCCCTCCTCTACTGCTGGGGCTGTCGGCGGTGTTGTCGCCGTCGGTGCCGCGGTCGGCGGCGGTGTTGTCGGTGCTACTGGAGGAGTAGGGGAGGGGGTCGTAGGAGCTGGAGCTAGGCGTACTTTCAACGCTTCCACTAATTCCTTGCCTTTCAGCTCCTTGTATTCTAAAAAAGCTATCTCTTGCTCTGCTGGAGTAAGATAACAATTGTATTTGTCTTTACTCATGCGTGCCATATCTCGCTCTATTGTCTCTCCCGATACATGGCTTTGTTTCGGTCCCTCTTGTACTGGTGCTGGAGGTGGTGGGGTCTCTGCTGCCTTAGCTGCTGCCTTTTGATTCTTAGCCGCTTGCTGTTCGTTATGTTTTGCTACGTCGTCATCGAACGCACCAAGGAAAACGTCAGCGTTAAATCAAATATACGACAACGCCTTGCTTATAGAGTTAGTCATTACCTTTTTTATTGCGTCGTCGCCCATTTTTATGTTATTCGCAATAGGAAATTTACCCACCTCGCCGCCAGCGGGGTAGTAAAATTCTGCTAATAATGTAACGTATGTAATGTTATTACTGGTAGCGTAGCTTATTTCTACGTCTCTAAGTCCTCGGTTTTTTCCATAAGGTCCTCGAATCTCCGTAGCGTTCTTAATTTGGTGGTAAGCGTCAATAGCCGTAAATTTACGAGCTCCATAGCTTACGTCTTTGGTTCGGTCTTCATCGGTTTTCTCTACAAGGTTTCGTAATTGTAAATTTTTCTGGTCTTTTTGGTGTGGTGTTGTCTCCATGTCCATAGGTGGAAGATAAAAGCAACGAGGGTATATTTATCGGTTGCAAAAAATCAAGGGCTTTTTGTCTTTTCTCTTTCCGTTATTCTAAAAAATATATATTGTATATGTTCGATTCCCATTTGCATAGCAAACCGCAAACGTATCGAACATCGAACATAACAAAAAAACCGCTCAAAATAGAGCGGTGTAATTCCTTAAATGTATAGATACTATTCGTTGTCCTGGACGGTAGTAGATAGGGTAACTTGCTGGGTCTTAATCTTAGCTATGTCGCCGTCGATTGCTACGACCCTGTCCTTGCTGCCGTTAATATCGTCGTTAATGCTTACTACTTTGGTCCTCATCGTGTCCTCTATCTGTTTGCGTATGGTTCTAAGGTCCTCTTGGTGCTTAAGCTCTGTAATACGCTTTTGTCCTAAGCTATCTATTTCCGCCTGGAGCTTATCGTAGGGGCTTACCTCTTGTACTATTTCTACGGGTGGCTCTGCATGAGTAGAGGAGGCGGCGGTAGCGAGCAGCACTATAACGCCTACGATTGCAATACCTCCCAGGCTATACGTTGCTCGCTTGCGTCGGTCTAGTACCTCCCGTCGATTCGGTTCGGGTATATACTCGTCCTCCTCGAATACCTGGGGACGCTTAGGAGTGTCGCCGTTGGCTTGCTGGATTGCTAGCCGTTCGGTCTGCATACCTCTACCCTCGGCAACGTACAGTTTAACCAGGTCGATAGTGTCCTGGAAGTTCTTACCCGCCATAAGCTCTATAGGTATATCTACCTTACAGGACTTACCAAAGCGTCAGCTAGTAAGTTGCTCTTGTACTTGGAACGTGGAACCCCCCACGTGGGTAACTTTTAAGTCTTTTACGTTTTCCATGGTGTTTTATTTTTGAAAGGATAAAAAAACTAAGAGAGTAGTAGGGCGTAAGCCGTACTACTTAAGCTGGTCGCTGCTAATATAAGAGCGAATAAGATAATTTTTGTCATGGTTTTTGTTTACAAAAAATAAAGACATGTATATTATATACATGCCTTGTCATTTTGTCAACGAATTAACGCTATACTATGGTTATCAGTAGCCTACTTATGGCTATAGTTAGCCTTAAACTCGGGTATATTTTGCCCGTTTTCGGTCTTAATTATTTGTATAATCTTACCGAGGTGCCCCTTTCGCCCGTATTTTTTATACAATTTTGCGTGCATGACTTGCATAGGTAGCCCTTGCTCCAGCATTAAGCGGACAAACGCCTTGACGTGGTCGCCTGTATGAGCGTTAGTTACCTCGCTTGGCTTAAATTGTGCCTTATTATTATACATAGTAAGCATGATATAGTAGAAATGATAAAAGAGGTATACGTTACCGCCCGCAAGCGTTGGTATTGTAATTTAACCACTCCACCGCACATACGCCTAGTTGGGCTACATAGAGTAGACCAATAACGAGCGTAGCAAGGAGTAGTTTTTTAACAATCTTACCCATACAGTAGGATAGATAAAAGGGTGGCTAGGTAGTTACTTTCTCCACTAGGTTATTTTTGAACCCCTGGAGCTTATCCTTTGCCTTTTGTTTCTGTTCCGCGGTAAGCTCTACCTTTTCCTCGGGTGGAGGAGGGGGTGGCGTACGCTCATCTACTATATTATGGTCTTTTTTCCATAATGCTAGTACTTTGCTAGTGCTTTCCTTGACTGTTATATTGCCAAGTACCGTAAAACTATCCGTAGTAAAGCTATTTATTTTCTCTAGAAACTTCTCTAGGTCATATTGTCGAATCGGATAGTATATATGTTTGCGTAAGTCGTGCCTTTCTATAAAATTATAGAGCTCGCCGTAGGTCTCCATAAATTTCTCCAGGTCTGCGGCGGGCATAGTGGTCGATATGGTTAAGACCCTCCTCTTAAGTGTATCGGTTACTAGCGTCTCCTTGCCCGTGTGTTTCTCCCACGTGCGGGCGAGGAACGTACTATATGTTTCGGCGTGGCGTTGCTTCGCTATTCGTTCTGTCTTATCATACGCGGGCTCCTCGGGGGCTTTTTTTATTTCTTGGTCGGTTCCTGTTTCTATAAAATTTTCGTCGTGTGTGTGTGTGTCGCTATTGTTTATCACACTATCATTTACATTTACATTAACAGTATCATTTACATTAACAGTTACAGCTTGATTTGCTAAGGTTTGCTTGCTTTTGCTAGCACTTGCTAGCACTTGCTTGCTTTGGTTAGCGTTATTAGCTCTTGCCAATCAACCAAGACGCCCAGCCTCTACGCGTTTCTCCTTAATTTCCTCCCATTTCCTAAGGTCACGCTTAAGCTGGTGTTTCATGGGCTCGAACGCTAAGGCTACCATTGGGTCGTCCATGGTCGGGTCCTCATCGTTAACATAAGCTAGCAAGTGCTTGAATAGCTTGCCCGCTTTTTCGTCGTCCAGCATGTCGACCGTATGCTTAAAGTCGGCATACAGTATAAACGACCTTTTGCCCTCCGCCATATTTTTACAACAAATAAAAAACCCCTAGGGTGCTTTTATCTTTTCCATGACAAGGTAGAAAATAGCTTGTTAGGTTGGATACCCTAGAGGTTTCGTATGTGTATAGTACAGAAAAACGAAACGGAAACAAGAGATTTTCTACGCTAGGAAAGACAAAAGCAACACCCATATAATCCTATATGCAAAAAATACAAGAGTATTATATATTTACTACTTGCTATTTTATATATTTATGATGTTTTTATACTGCAATAACCTAAAAAACCCAGTAGGTTATTATTAACCTATTGGGTTTATCGTTCTCCCGACGTCAGTAATACGTTATTTGTTACGGATTCTATCCAAGTCGACGACCATTTTAGCGAGGATAAGCGGGTGGTCCGCTACGTTATCCGTTCGGTAATCCGTAAACGATAGCTTGCCGCCGTCGGCTAGGTGCTTGCTAGCCTCATTCTCCCAAGCTATAACAGTTTGTTGTTGTGCTGGAGTAAGGACGTCGTCCCTAGTTAGGTGTTTGGGTAAGTTTGCCATGGTTAAATCTATTTTCTTAAAGTAAAAATATGCTCGGCTAAAATAGTTACCGCTTTCGTCTACCTTTTTGTTAATCTCGGGGTTAGCGTATACGTTCGTCTTTGGTCTACTGATAGAGGAGCTATCTACTACGCCTTGTGTACCCTTATCGTCTATGACGGTATGCGGGATAGCATGGTGGTAGGTTGCTTTACCTCGTTGGTTAATTTCCAGTATACCGTTATTGTCCCTATCCTGGTTATAGACGCGGTTACCTCCATACCCAGTAATAAGAGTAAAGCCCATAAGCAACGCCTTAAAATAGTCCTCGCTACCTACTAGAACCCTGGCACTACTTACGTCCCCCATTCTCCTACGTACAAGGTCGACCGCCTTAGGCACCGACCACCCTATAGCTGGGTCAAGTCATAGCTCCACGCCGTCGTCGTATACTTCCGCTTTTTCGTCGTCATCGAAAACATGCCCAAAGTTCGACGTATACGCGAGCATAGAAGAGAACAAAGTACACCCGTTAGGGCGTGTTTCGTCTTGCCATTGGTCGTACTGTATACGTTTCTCGGTTCGGCGGTGTTTCGGTGCCTCTATCATGCTCCAGTCGATAACGCCACCCATAACTCGGTCGCTCTCGTGGAGCTCCTCGCCAGTACATCCATACATTAACTCCGTTTCTCCCATGGTGATAATTTCGTAACTAAAATAAGCCATTTTTGGCTCTTATTTTTCCTTGTTTACTGCTGCCTTAATAAAATTATAGGCGGTCATAGCCCAAAACCCAGTATTTGCAGCTAGGGTAATACCCTGGTTAATCGTTGCCTCGGGTAAGAGGAGCGTAGCCAGGCTATAAATGAATCCTACCAATAGGCAAACGATAGCTATAGCTACGTGCCCGTCCATGTTTCGCTTGTTTTTCGCTCGCTCGGTAACAAGCATAACGATAGGACCCGCTACAATGGACAAAATAAACGCTAGTCAATTCATATAATAAGGGAAAAAATAAAGCTATTCTACCAGTCGCCCAGTAGTGGAGGTATTGCAATACTCGTATCTGTACTCTTTTCCTACAAGTACTTGCGTTTCTTTAACGCCAAAGTCGGTAGCTATGGTAATTTCGTGCTGCATTCTACACGTCCCTGGTTCTGTAAGTCCCTGGTCGTTGTAATGCCGCATACGTCCAGTAAGTAGGCGGTTATATGGTGTAGTAGCGTAGACGCTAGTAAGTGCGTTATTATAGTACGCTCCATAGTCGTCATCCGTACGGCTATCTATGTCGCATAGTTGCGTATCATTCCAAACGATGTAAATAGGCACGCGTTTAACGTGCGAGTATGATACAAAGCGGGGGCGTTCACCTACGCAAAATACCTCTTGTGCTGGTTCCACCTTATCGTAGTCGAATCGGAACGAGTAGGGGGAGAGGAGCGTAATAAGGTACTTAATAGATAGCATAAACGCCAGGGTAAGGAGGTAACCTTCCACCATACCGACGCCTAGCCGTGCTAGTTTTTTAGCCATTCTTTGGGTTGCGAAAATCTAAAAAGCTCTTTATGTCGATACCCATAACGATACCAGGTATAGCGAGTAGTCGGACGTCTATAGGCTTGCTATAGATATGGGTATAGAGTAAAAAAACGAGCAAGAAAAACCCGAGTAGCCGCTTTATTTGGGTAATAATATACTTAATTCTCTCCTCTTTTTCACCCCCTAGCGGTGTATCTACTCTAGTGTCTACCATGTGTAGCATTTCTACGGATAAAATAGTTAATCATACACGCCACCCATAACCCGAAAATTAAGGCAGCGGCAAAACGTCGGTCTACCATAGCAGCAAACACGACGCAACAAATTTTTAGAAAAAAAGCCTCCATACTCCCAGTAATTAGAAAAATAAAAACTACTTAGTCTCCTCGTCTACTGGTTCTACTTCCTCCTCTTTGGGTTCGATAGTGTCGGCGTATCGGTTAGCCTCCTCCTCACTTGTAAAGGCTTTGTCTCCTCTATGTACGTCAAGCTCTACGCCCTTAGCTCCCGCCTTGTGGACTACTGCCTTAGTTCCTCCCTCGGTTACGTTCACTACGTAGCCCTTAGTAGCCTCGGTAATTACGGTAATGTTTTCCATAATTTCCGCCTCTAAGCGGTCTAGGTTTTCGCGTTGTACCTTAATGTTTTTAAGCTCCTGTTGTAGGTTCTCTAGTGCTACGTGTGGCTGGTCTATAACTGTTTCGACCTGTCTAGTAATAACGATTTTTTCCATGGTGATACAAAAAAAAGAGTAAAAAAAGCGGATTAAGCCGCGACCAAAAGCGTAAAACTGATATTGTTAGTAAGAGAAGACGACCCCGTAAGTGTATAGGTCCATGCAAGCGTTACATTGGTACCGTCTGCGGTTACCGTACACTCTTGCGTTTGTGCGTGGTTAGCGGTTGCACTATTTGTATTACGTATCCGCATAAGTTTGGCAGCGTTACCGTAGTCTACTTTATCGTATGTGCCATTACTACCAGCTTGCCCGTAGTACGTACATCCATGCGTTGTAAAGTCACTATAACCATGACAATGCGAGTGGTGCGGTTGTTGTTCTGTAGCCGTACCGTCGTGGTGCCTCGCTATAGCCTCTATAAACTTAGGTGTAAGACCTAAGCCGTGGGCTATAACCTGGTTACCACTAGCCGCGTTAATAGCTCTAGTACTTTGTAGAATCTTAAATTTTTTAGCGTCTCCGAGGTGCTTAGGAGTAATATACTTAACTGTATTACTACCCGCTATAGCCTCCGCGTCACTAGCAGCATACGACGTAAACTTTACTTTTTTATTGCTACCCGCCGATGTATCATAGCTTACTAAGAAGTCGTTAGCATGGTCGGGCGTAGTGTCCTCGGTAAGTCCCGTAATGTTCACCGTAGGAGCGACCCAAGTAGGGGCACTCGTAGCCCCGTTAGTTTGCAGCACGTAGCCACTCATAGAAAATGCAAGCTCTACCTCGTTACCACTCGCTCCAAAATATGGCAATCTCCGAGCCGTATTGCCTAATCTAAGTTGTCCCGTACGGTTTAACTTATTGGTCTCCATATCCTGTATAGCGTCCTGTATATCGTCTATAATAATAGCGGAAACTTGGAGACTTACGTAGTCGTCAGCGTCGAACGCTAGAGCAGTAGTACCGTTAAATCCACGTTGTATAGTAAACGTGTCGGTACTTCTTAGCGTACACTTTACATCCTCGAACGCCGTAACTGTTTTAACCCCGTAGGCGTTTGTACTTATCTTTTCGATAGTCAAAACAAAAGGGTACGTACTTGGAAAAGCCGCCCCCTCGCCTGGATTAAGAGATAGAGACACCGCACCCGAGGAGATACCCGCAAATAGTTGCCCTTGTGCTCTCTCTTTTACCTCATATCTTACTAGTACCATGTGGAGAAAAACAAAAAATAAATGTCTATATCTTAGCTAGGGTATCCTCTAAACTTTCCAATCTGTCTAGCCATATTTTAAGACTGCTAGGCGTAAATTCAAGTTTATCTATATACCTACTAGCTATATTGGTAGGGTCACCTTGGACCTTAATAACGTCGCCCGCCTTAATAGAGCCTATATCGTAGTTGCTATTAACCTCGATAGCTATTTTAGGTATCGGGTCTTTATACTTGACAATATAGGCACTTGCGAACGCGTTAGCGGTGGTGGCGTCTTGTAGGCTGCTATCGTTAACGAATCACTCTAGTACTCCATACGTTGCTTGGCTGCCCGCGTCGTTTGCCGTTACCGTTCCACCCGACCGCTTGACCTTGACGCTGTTAACTACCGTAGTCCAGTCCTCTTTTTTGGTTATCTCTACTATGTCTCTACGAAAGTCCAGGACATGCGTAGCCGTTGGGGACGCGTCACGCTCGAAAAAGGTAACCAGTCCCGTAGCGTCCCGCTGGATATACCACCCCGTAGCCTCTAGTATCTTTTTGATTGCTTCCATGCAAGTAACATTGTCGAACTGGATAGCTAGAGTGGTGCCAAAATTCGGTATACTACCACCTGTATAATAGAAGTAGTCGGGGTAAAAATCTATAATCTCCTTAAGCATTACCGCGGGGTCAGCCGTACGAGTAAACGACGTAGAGCCCGAGTATAGATAGAGCTTGTAGTTAAATATCGTTTGTAAACCTAGTACGTCCAGCTTATGTAGCTCCGCTCCAGGCTTAATAATACGGTCAATAAGCGAAACTATGCCCGCGTATATAGGCACGTCCTCGACCTCTTTATAGGTGGAGGCAAAGGGGAGTAGTGTAGTCGTTTCGTTTTGGTGGGTGATACCTCCCGTATGGGTACCGTCCCTATTATTAACGGTACTATCCTCCGCGGTTGTGCCGCTACCCTCCGCGGTCTTTCGATTCAAGTACTCCGCTATACCCGTGGTAGCCGTCGGTTGGATACCCGCGTATATTTTGTCTATATCTCCTACTCCTATGCTATTGCCCGTAAACTTCCATATATGAAAGTCGCGTATATCACCGTTAAAAAATATAGTACCCGAAAAAGCCGAGCCAAGCCTTACGTAACCGCCTCCACTCTCGTCGTTACTTGGTCCTACGGCGTGGGTGTCGGTATCTTTAAGGACGCCGTCTATCCATATAGCCGTCGTTCGATTCGTCCCGTTGTTGTATACTGCCCCTATATAGTGGTGTCGCTCACGGTCACCGTTACCCAGCACATGCAAGCTCTCGCGTCCTCCAGCATTGTCGAAACGGATACGCACCTGATTATCTGTTTCGCGGACGTACCCGTAGCAACGAGGTAAACAAAATAGTTGTTGACTGTTAGCCGACGCCGTACCGTCCGCATTAAGGCGGAACCGTAGCGAGACTATCACGTGGCTAGTAGTTATAAGGTTGGCACTATGGGTTGCGTTACTTATTACGTGCCCACCGCTACCGTCGAATCTGTAAAACTCTCCTCTATATATGTACTCGGTTACTATATTTTTTTGCGGGTCTATCACTTGGATAACGTCACCATGGACGACGCCCAAGTTATCTATCCGCGTCCCGTCGGTGTCCTGGGTTTCCTCTCTACCGACCAAAGTAAGAGGCATAGAACCAAAACCACTATTTAAGGCGGAGCTATAGCGTATGTCGCCGTCTATCTCCTTTCGTGGTATGGTACGCTTAAAGACCATATCCTTATCGTACACCTTAATAATATAGTTATCTCTATCCATGGGTCGGTGCTCGATAAAAGTAAACATCCGCCGCCCGTGTCCCGTTAATTGCTACCTCTATCGTATTTGCTCATAGCTCCAGGCGTCCAAAAGTACCCGTATATGCTTGCTCACCGTCACTATTAAGGCTTACGTCCTTGTTTTTACAATCAAAAATGACTATATCACCGTCGGCAAAAGTCCCCGTAGTTTGTATAACGTCGTCGTTTATAGTCAGCGTTACCGTGGTTACTGCTGCTAGACCCGTCAAGAATTGGACATGGACACGCGGATAGCTTGCATAACTGCCCGCTAGATTGTCAATACTGGACGATAGAGTAGAGGCGAGCCCCGTAAAACTCTCTAGCTCCTCCTCTCCCTCATAAAAAAACGGCTCTAAAACCTCAAAAACAAGCTCGAAAGGCACGAACGTAACGTGGTAATGCTCGCGAGGTATGCGTATAGAGTTGCACGTAGCCACGGTATACACCGTAGTACCGTTATCCATACGGTACGCTAGCTCCTTATTTGGTTTAAGCATAGCCCTTTTAAGTCCTATAATAAGCTCCTGGAGTTCGGAGGCACTCGACGCCCTTAGCTTGCCCTTAAGGGTGATAGTGCGGCTATCCATGTTCCACGACGTAAAGCCTCTACCATGCTCCCTAGCCGTGGCGAAAGTTACTAGCCTCGTTTTAACTACGTCCTCTATGCCGTCGATTGCGTTAATAGTGATAGCGGATTGCTCAAAGTTATAGCTATTATACGAAAATAGCCCGCTATAAGCCTCGCTATCCAGGTATAGACCCGTACCAAAAAGAAAACTACCAAACGTACCGACACCGAACATATTAGCGTATATTAAGAGATAAATTGCGGACACTATCCGCTAGTACTTGCTCTAGTAAGCCCTTAAATCGTTGCTCATCTCTGCCATTGGATAGCGTTATATTCTCGAAGTTGTTAACTATTGTATAGGCTCCTGGGTTGTTGGAGATACTACCGCCTGTAGCTGGGTAGAACATCTCGGGTCAATTCTCCCCGACTATGTAAGGCTTGCCCGCCATAACTGGTCCACCTGTCCCTCTACGTTCTGCACTACCACCGCCGACGGGTGATATAGTACCTATGGAAATACCCACCGCACTACCTACGCTATTTATGGTCTCTATCATTTTGTTAATCTTTTCGATAACCCAGTTAATAGCAGTAGTAGCCGCGGACTTTATGCCGTCAAAAACACTTGTAAAGATACCCTTAATAGAGTTACCGATATTACTAGCCGTATCCGCGAGGACATTAAGCCCGCTATCGAATAGACTACCGAGCTCGGTAAGAGCACCGCCGACGACCTCCTTAATAGCTCCAAGAGCCGTAGAGAATAAATCTTTTATCCATGTCCATTTATTGGATATAAACGTGCCGACCGCGTCCATTGCTCCAGTAATTGTAGCCTTAATAGTGTCCCGATTATTAACGACCGCTATAACCACCTCGGATAGTCCGCCAGTCATAACCGCAAGAAAAACACGACCAAAAGTCGTAGCAAATTCTACGATAGCGTCCATAGCTTGGCTAGCTTTGGCTACGATTCCGTCCCGTATTTGTGCGAGGCTTGCCTTAATGTCGTCCCGATGTTCGTATACTTGCGTACCTACATAGATAAGCACCCCGATAGCTGCAATAGCGAGCCCGATAGGACCCGTAAGGATAGCAAAACCAGCACCGATAGCGGGCAGCATAAGCCCCAAGGTTCACGCAACGGCAACGAATCACGCCACCGCTCCAGCTATCATAATGATGTTACTAATAAGCTCGGGGTTTTTACTTATCCAGTCGGTTACCCCCTCGATAATTGGCATAAGTTTAATGGTTAGGTCGGCGAACGCTGGAGCGAGCGAACCCCCAACCGCCTCGACTATATCACCTATAGCCGTATTAAGAGCGACGCCAGCACCTACGCCCGTCTCTCTCATCATTTCGTTAGTTACCTTAAGGTTACTACTCATAACCTCTTGTATAGTAGCCACTTTTTCCGCCTCGGTACCATACTTAAGTACTGCCTCTTGTGCCTCGGACATAAGTATACCTTGCTGTTTAAGCTGCCCAAGGTCTAAGCCGTTCATAAGTTTACCGAACGTGTTAGCTGTTTGGTTCATTTGTTCCGCCGAGACGTTAGCCCCGAACGTAGCCACGGCGTAGTCGCCCATAGTACTAGTAAGGTCGCCTATAGCGTTGGTCGATACTTGGAACGTAGCAAGTTGGGCTTGTCCTACCATTACGGTATCGTCGCCTATTACTCCTATCTTTTGGAGCTCTACCGCCTTAGCTTTTAGGGCGTCTACCTCTTTCATGGTAGCACCCGCTACGTTAATGATTGCATTTTCTAGGACTGCCTCGTTTTTAGCCGCCTCGTTGTACGCGTCTACTGCCATTTTCGCACCCGCTACGATACCACCAAAAGCGACGGTACCAATGCCCGCCATTTTCTCGAAAGTTTCTTTGTGTTGTTCACCGAAATTTTTAACGCCGTCACCGATACCCTTAAGCGTTTTACTCGCTTTGTCCACGGCGTTAACGATAATATCTATGTTGTGGGACATGGGTAGTATATAGGTAAATTATTTATTTGTTGCGTTCTCTAGTGCCTTAGTTTGGCGGTTTTTTTCTTTGTTTTCCTCGGACATCCTAGCCCGCACTATCTCGATAATCTCCATAGGAGTGTCCAGTATATCGGGTCGAGACCGTCCCATATATTTACAAGCCTCTAGTAGTAGTTGCTCCTCGCTAAGCTCTACGTTGGTCTCGTGGTACTTGTATATACGCTCGTAGCTATCTACGATTTCATCTTTTTTTTTATGTACGGGTTATTACCGATAACGTCCGCTACTTCCGTGCTTATAGTGTCTATTACTTCTACGTCAGCGTCGAGGATACGATTAAGTACGTCCTCCACGTTGGTAACGGTAACCGTCTCGCCGTTGTCCTGGTATTCCAGCTTAGTAACGAGCAGCTTAATAGTAGCGTTGGTATAGCTTACGTTGTCCATTTTCTTTTCCTGGAGTGCTTGCGTAAGTTTCTGTATCTCTTGCCATAACCTCCCCGTCAAGCAATCGACAATAGTAAATTTTAAGTCCTTAATGGTTACCTCCTTAGCCATTTTTTATATAAAAATAAGATAAAAACATACTTAATAATAGTACTTTTGACCTATGAAACAATAGGTATTAACGTGCACCTACACTTGGGGTGGATAGGTGGACCCTTAATACTCTCATAGTCCAGCTTAATAGTTTGCCCTCATGCCGCGAACGTGTCCCCTTTATCGAAGAAATTACCGCCTAGCGTTATCTCTTTGCCGTGCATTTCACCGCAAAAAGCACACCTACGGTCGTCTATAGCGGTGTATCGTTTCTTTTTGGCTACTACTCCGCTTTGTTGTCGTGCCTCCTCTTGGGCATAGCTACCAAGTTTAACCGTTTCGGTACGTACTATAGTGTCTATACGATTCGTGGATAGGTCAGTAAATACGTCGTTAATTTGTGCCTTGACTTGCTCTAGCGTAAGGTCGTCGTCCTCCGCTTGCTTAAATATGTCGCTCACTTTATCCGCCGTATAGAGGTCGATAGCTGCCGAAAACTTACGTATGTTTTGCGTCTCTCGCGTCTTGTACTCGGGAGTATTCACCGTAAACGATAGCTTAGGGTCGACCTCTTGCATTGCTACTTTACCCTCTTGCTCCACTAGGTTTTTTTGTGGTGCTTTCATAAGCGTAAGGTAGAGCGTCAAGTACTTAGTTTTATCTCGCTTAGGTAGTGCCTTGCTGCCGTATGCCTTTGTAGCTTGTGCCGCCAATTCTAGGGCGTCGTTACGCTGCACGGCTCGCACCTTTTTAAGGTTAGTACTATACTGTTTTTCGTATGCTGCCATACGCTTATTTTTTTGCTCTCGTTGTGCCTCGTAGTACTCCTCCGTACCTGGCTCGTTTTTAAGGACGCCTTTAACGATAGCCTCGCCTAGTTTCTCTACACCTTTGGCAATCTTACCGCTATCGTCTTGGCTGTTATTGTCAGCCACGGGCGGTACGTCATCCATACCCGTACCCATATCCAAAAAGAACCTATTGCCGTCCTTGACTGGAGCGTATCCGCGTGCCTCGCGGAACTCATTAAGGGTGATACCTCCCGCCATTCGGTCGGCTCTTACCTCTGCCTCATCCGCTGGGACAATGTTAGTAAATGCAAACTCTTGCCCGTCGGTCAATAGCCCCGCGGTAAGGTCTTGCTGTATCATAGTACACAAGGGGAGTAGTACGTTATTCGCGAATATGTTACCGAACGCTTTAACATTACCGACATTAACGCCCTCACCCATACCAAGCATAGCCTTAGGCACCTTAAATATAGCAAGGATTTCGTCCCTACTATACCCGCGTTGCTCGACAAAGTCCATTTCTTTTTGCGACGGTGTAACGCCTGTATACTTAAGTCCACCATGGAGGATAGCCACCTTAGAGCGGTTATTTACCCCTCTAAATTTCTCGTTTCGCTTACTCTCTAGTCTTGTAAGCGTTTCCTTAGTAAGTTTTTTGTCGGTAGATAATACCGCCCCAGCACTCGCGTCGTTCTCGAAAAACTTTCGGTTCCATACTGCACTCGCGTTGTCGGTGTCGATAGCAATAGCCGCCGCCTGGACATCTCCATACCCGTACCCTCATAACTCGGGGTTAAAATTCTTAATTGCTAGTATTTCCTCGGGCTTAAAGTTGGCAGTCTTGCCGTTTACGCGGTACTCATAACCTACTATAGTAGTATTGGTAGCGTTGTATAATACCTTGACGCGGTCGGGTCTTAGCATACTAAGCCCTATAACGGTTTTACCCGCTTGGATTTTCCATATATACGCATTACCTACGAGCTTAAGGTGGGTAACTATAGCCTCGATAAGCCTATAGTTTACATGCTTGAAAATAGGGTGATTCTCTACGACCTTGCCACTCTTTTTAACTACGAGGTCCAAGCATGCGACCGAGCTAGCAATGGTGGAGATACAAGAAAAAACCCGTCATTTATAGCGGTTTATGTAGTCAGTTTTACCGAGTTGTAACAAGGGTAGATTGCTCGTAGTTGGTACTATGTCTAGGTCATAGTAACCCTTACTAGTTGCCCTCGTTAGTATCTCCCCTTTTGTCGCTTTTTGCATTTTTTCACTCGGTAAGAGATAAAAGTTTTTTGTCCGCCTCCTCCTGGGTGTCAGCGTCTACCGTTATGCCATGGTCTGGATAGTAGTATTGCTTATTAGCATACCCTACGACTGGCTTGGTGTTGTAGCCTGTTACGGCTTTTTTTTGGTTGGTCATATTTAAGTTATATCGATTAAATCACGACAAACAATACGGATAGTATTAAATAGTACGGGTCAGTCCTCCATATCAGCTTGCCCAAACTCTGCGGGCACCGCCTCTATACCTCCTCTACATGTCCCCGTAAGCGTAAAATCCTGGTCGAACATGTCCAGGATAGCGTCGGTAATAGTCACCATACGCCCTATAGCTGTTTGCCTGGACGTGCTGCTTATCTCTTGGACTATAAGGACCTCGATAACGTAGCCCCTTATATTGTTCGCGGTGTCCTCCACGTTAGGTATTATAGTACCTGGCTCGTGCATGACACAAGGATAGCCCGATATATCCTTGCTATAATGGTCGTATACTACGGATACTGGATTGCCCGAACCCGTAAGCGTTTGTAGTTTTGCCTCTACCTTTGTCCTTATTGCTGCTAAGCTACCCGCCATGGTTATTTTCAAGAAGTAAATCTACTAATTGTTGCCGAAAACGCCGCTCTTACTCTATCCTCTGCTCCAGTAGCTGCCCTCTCCATAAATGGGTTAGGTCTCGTACCGTGCGTAAAGTAAAAGTTACCGTTACTAGCTCTATATACTCGTCCCGTTGCTCTGCCTCATGTCTTAGCGTACTTACCCGTACCGTCGTGGACAAAGATAGCGTAATTACGTATATTACTTAGTACCGCCCTGGTCCCTAGGTACTTGGTGCGGAATCCTTGGCGGAGTATGCCCATATCTACGGGCGTCTCTTGCTTTGCTTCACCCTCTACGATAAACATAGACTTTTGTAGCCCCTCGTCTAGTGCCTTAAGATAGTCGGCAACGCTAAGGCTATTAAGTGCCTCACCTATACCGTCTATATCTACGCTAAAACCGTAACCGTCTGCCATTATGTTTTCGTTAGCGAGCAAACTAAAACCTTTACGTTAAATATATTTTGGTTCTTTATTACCTCGGATACCTTGTATGTTACGCCGTCAATAGTCAGCTTATCACTTTCGATAATGTCCGCCCCTACTACCGTCGTAAATCTATACTCTTTTCCATACCTTTCGGCTCCTACCTCTGCAATCTGTAGGGCATTAAGGTAACCTTTGTAGCTGTTTCCTGTACTACTGTACGAGCTCTTGCCCGATACAGTAGCAAGCCTAGCCACCGAAGCCGTAAACGTAAATAGTCTAAACGTCATAGTGTACGTATTTATCTAATAAAGCCATAGTAATAGGACTAAACCCCTCACTAGTAGAATACGTAAGACTTGCCCCGTCTACGCTTTCGGAGACTACACCCGCGGACTTTGTACGCGTTCTTATCTCGTTAATAATGCCAAAACAAGCGGTTTTAAGGTCGCCTGGACAAGTGGAACTATCATAGCCAGCCGTAATAACTACCTTAATGTTATTACGTCCTCTAGGTAGTCATGTATTTAAGTGGATTATACCCGCTGGAGCCTCTAAGCTCCGATAGCTGTCGTCAAAATCTACCCGCGAACCATTGCCTAGTGTGTCCTCGTTATATTGGAAACTATGCAAAATGGATATAGGGTAGTATGGCAAAACGATAGCAAGGCTACCGTCTCCACCAAAATAGTACGCTTGGGAGGCTACTAGGGTCAGCTTACGCCCTGTAAGTTGTTCCACGATAGCGTCTATAGAGTTTACGTACGGGGTTAGCTCCGAATCCAGGGAGCTATCCGTAACGCCTAAAAATGTTTTTAACTCTGCTAGTGTAATTAACGCCATGGGTAAGCCGACCAAATAGTAAAACCAATATAGGACTATAC